CTCCAAAGATTCTTGATTCAGATGGTCTTAAGTTCCTTAGGGAATCTAATGCCGATGCTGTTGAAGTTAGAGTTGGTTACTATGCTCAATTAGGGTGTAGAGGTCCAGGTTATAACGTAAGAATTGCATTATAATTAATATTGGGAAGCCTTTCGGGGCTTCTCTTTTTTTGTCAAGCTGCGTGTTGTATTACACTCAGAATAAAGGAGAAATGAAATGGCAAACAGAAGTTTTAACAGGTTACAAGCTGCTGATAAAGAGGTTAAGTTTTTATTCTTAACTGCTACTATTGGAAGTGGGGGAGACCCTACATTAAATGAAAGTAAAAGTGTTGGTATTAAGTCTATCAGTGACACTGCTGTAGGAGAATATGATATTACTCTTGGAGTTCCAGGTGGAGCTGCTGATAAATATCCTTCTCTTTTGTTTATGCAGTGTTTTCTTACTGATACTGCTGCTATATCCACTGGTGGAGGAGTAAGTTTTCAAATAGAAGCTGAAAGTGTGTCTAGTGATGGAGTAATTAAACTTTTCGCTTTAGATAAAGACGGTGCTTTAGCTGAAATTAGAAGCGGTGATGTTCTTCAAATAATGATCGTTGTTAAGAACTCTAATCAGCCTGGTGTAGGTGTTAGTTAAGGGAGTTTATCATGATTATGATGGGACCTAAAAAAGACAAAGGAGCAATGATTGTCTCCATAATGGAAAAGTTTAAAAAACCTGGACATTATGAGAGTGGGAAAGAGTCAAATGAGAAATTCATGGAAAAAGGTGGACATGACTCTGCCTATGAACACTACAAAGGTGAAGTAGATGCTATCTTTGATGCCCTTAAAGGGGATGATAAGGAAAAATTTGCTAAAGCTTTGAAAGGGTTTGTAAAAAAGTGTGTTTCTGGAATGGAAGAAAAAAAAGAAGATAAATATTAGAGGGGTTTATGCCCCTCTTTTTTAAGGGGTTATTATGGCTAGTGTAACTATAGCTACTCTCATGTCTCGATCACGAGAGAGAGCTGATATGGAAAATAATAACTTCGTTGAAGATTCGGAGTTAGTAAGTTATATAAATGCAGGTATTTCAGAATTACATGACATACTAGTTCAAGAGTATGGTGAGGATTACTATGTCTCATCTAAAGATTTTAATACTACAGCAAGTAAAGATACTTATGCTATTAACGATTCTACCTCTACGGAAAATATAAACATATCAGATTTTTATAAACTCCGAGGTATAGACGCTAAGATCAATGGTAGTGATTGGTTTACAATTGCACCTTTTAATTTTAATGAAAGAAACTTATTCCAAAATTGGGGTTCATGGAGCCTCTTGGGTTTAAGTAATGTTAGATACAGGATAGTTGGAGGAAATATTATATTCTCTCCTCAACCTGATGGAGTTACTCCAGTCAAAATTTGGTATATTCCTCAAGCTGCTCAATTTGCATCTAGTACAGACACAAGTACAAAATGGGATGATCTTAATGGGTATGCAGAATATGTAGTAACTTTTGCAGCCATAAGAATGTTACAAAAAGAAGAAAGTGATGTAAGTGTTCTCATGGCACAAAAACAAGAATTAAAACAAAGAATTACTAATGCTGCTGCTAATAGGGACGCAGATAATCCATTAACAGTATCTGATATTTACATGGCTAATAACAGGTTTTGGTATTCTAGGAGTACTAGTTGAAAAAGTTTAAAAAACTTATTGTTTCTCCTGATTTTCCAATGTCTAGAGTTTTTAACAATGCTCAAGATCATATAGAGTCTGTTATAAATCCCATACTGGCTTCAGCGATAATTGATGGAGTTATATTAGAGGATATTGATTTAGTATCAGGAAGTTTTACTTCCATAGAACACAAACTAGGACGTAAACCAAGAGGCTACTTGGTAATTAGAAAATCTGCAGCTCAAACTGTTTATGAAGAGGCTGGAGATTATGATAATAGAAAACTATTTATGAAACTAAGAGCCTCAGGGTCGGTAACAGTTAACCTGTGGGTTTTTTAAGGATATAAAATGGCTGAAACAAGTACAACAACAAATATGAGTCTAATCCTTCCTACTCCAGGTCAGAGGTTAGGACCTACATGGGCTAGTGATTTAAACGCGGCTCTTACTTTAATAGATGCTCATGATCATACTTCTGGAAAAGGAAAGACTCTAGGAGTTTCTTCTTTTACCATAGATGCAGACGTAAACTATAATAACTCTTATGCGCTTCTTAATGCTAACTTTGTAAGCTTTGACGAAACAGCTACTCCAGCTACAGATTTTCCTGCAGCTTCTAAGCCTTCTATTATATTTAGTGGAGGTGCTAATGGTGAGTTATATTATAATGATGGAGCAGGAAACCAAATACCTCTTACAAGTGGTGGAGTGGTAAACGTACCAGCTTCTGCTGTTGCTGCTAAATCTTTTGCTGCTAATCAAACATTAGTTTCTGTTAATCCTTTTAACTCTACTTCTACTCCAGCATTAGATGAGAGTGATGGGTATCAAGTTTATTTTACTAACTATTCTACTGGAGCAGCAGTTATAACCTTACCTGATATTTCTGGGTGGGGAACTGCTAAAAAAGGTAGAGTATTTACTTTTAAAGATATAAATGGAAATGCTGTTACAAATCCTATAACTATTTATGCTTATGGGTCTACTTCTACAGTCTCAGGTACTCAAACTATAGATGGTATTGCAGCAGGAGGGGTAACGATGGTCTCAGCTTACGAATCTATGTCCTTGATTTATATAGGGGATGGAACTCGTTGGGCTAGAATCTAGGAGTTATTATGCCTTTACAAAAACAAAATGTTCCTTTATCTCTAAATCAAGGTCTTAATACTAAGGTAGATCCTAAGCAAATGCCTTTTGGTTCTTTTTCTAATTTAGAGAACGTAGTGTTTGATAAAGAGGAAGAGTTTAATAAAAGACCAGGGTATGATCTTGTAAGTACAGATAGTATAGGAAGAACTTCAATTCAAAATGCAATTGGTATAGCTAAGTTTAAAGAACAACCTCTTTGGATTTCAAAAGATCAAATTTATTCTTATAGCGCATCAGGAAATGTTTGGAAAAGTGAAGGGAGTTATGATTCTGTCGTTCCTGAATCTAAACCTATAGTTCAAAATGGTCTTGAACAAACTAATGTTTTGTGTGAGTATATTCCAGGTTTTCAAATATTTGGTTGGTTAGATACTAATCAATTTAAACTTTCTATTTTAGATGAAAACACTAATGCTTATGTTTTGTATGACCAACCTGTTCCAGACACTAGTTCAACTAACACTCTTTCTAGATTAAAAATGACTACCTTTCAGAATAGGTTATATTTGACTTATGTTGAATTTAATTCTGGAACTTCAGCTTATACTCTTTATTGGAAACAATTTGATGCTCTAGGTTATATAGAAAAAGGACAAGCTTTTTCTTCTACTAGTACAACAGCTATTAATGCTTTTAATGCTTCTGCTTCAGTAGGAAATTTAGAAGTAAGTGCTAATGGGAATGGTTATTATGATATAGCCTCTATGCCAGAAAATTTACTTATAGGATATCATAAAGCTACGGCTAATGAATTAATATTAAAAACTATAGCTGAAGATGGAACTTTAGGTGGAGAGGTTCAACCATGGACTTCTGCTATTTCTCCTGAATATGGACTGGAGCTTTACACAGACCCTAGTAACAGGTGTATAGTAAGTATGATAGATGGTTCCTATATTTTAAAAATGGGAATAGTTAGTGCTTTTGGTCTTGTAGTTAATGAACCTGTTACTATAGAAAATACGTCTACTATAAGTGGAGCAACTGGAGCTATAAATGTAACAGCTATTAGTAGTGATAGCGATACTTACACTTTGTTTTATCAAATTTATCAAGATCCTTTTATTTACAATATCTCTACGAGTGCTTCTGCAGTAAGTACAGTAGCTACAGACCGTTATACGTGGAATCAATATTATATTAGAAAACGCAATTATACTGTAAGTACGGCTTCATTAGGTGCAGCTTCAAATATTGCACATGGAGTAGGCTTAGCCTCTAAAGCTTATGAACAGGATATCAACACTTACATAAATGTAGTAAGAGAAACTGAACTTAATGATACTTATTATGTTATGAAAGCTGATGGGTCAGTTCAAGCTAAAATAGCTCAAGGAAGTGGAGGTCCGTTGTTAAATTCGGTAAGACATAGAGCTAATGATTCTACTATGTTTTATAATTATAGTGCTACTAACACTGATGCAGTTTATAGGGTTGCTAGTTTACCTTCAGTTCCACAAATTACAACTGAAAAGTTTTTATTTGCCTCAAATATTCAAGGAAAAATAGTAAGTGGTACAACTGGAATCACTTCATATTTTGCTTTGTATGGAGTAAATTCTAGCGTTATTAATTTTAGTAACGAAGTTGTAGGACAGAGTGAATCTCTTGGGGAAAATTTACATTTTGCAGGAGGACAATTAAGATCCTATGATGGAAATGTTTTAGTTGAAGAAAATTTTAATTATAGTCCAGAGTCTTTGATTATAACTACTGCTAATAGTGGAGGAGCTGTTACTGATGGAATCCATTTATATTATGCCATTTACAGTTGGACCGATGCTCAAGGAAACATTCATAGGTCAGGGTTATCTTTACAAGGTGAGATAAACAACACTGGAGGAGCAGGTAATGCTCATGTTAACACTGTTAAAATCCCATGTCTTAATCTTAGTCAAAAAACTAAAGTTTACGTGGAATTATATAGAACAGCAGCAGGTGGTACAATTTTTTATAAAACTTTAGCTAATGATACTAATACTTTAAAACAAACATTCGCTCCATTTAATAATCAAGAAACTAATGACTTTATACAAGTAATAGATAAAGCTTCTGATGCGCAAATTAGTGGAAACGAAGTTCTTTATACAACAGGAGGCGTTTTAGAAAACTTAAGTCCTTCATCATCTTCTATTGTTTCTAGCTTTAAAAACCGTTTATTTTTAGCAGGATTAGAAAACAAATTAGAAATAAGATACTCAAAACTTCTACAAGAAAAAGTAGGGGTAGAGTTTAATGATTCATTATTCATTCTAGTATCGCAGGTAGGGGGTGACATTGTAGCCTTAAAAGGAATGGATGATAAACTTATAATTTTTAAAGAGAATGCAATCTTTTATTTAGCAGGAGATGGTCCGAATAACCTGGGGCAACAGGATAATTTTATTGAACCTCAACTTATATCTTCAGATGTAGGGTGTAGTGTTACTAATAGTGTTGTTTTAACTCCGCAAGGTTTATTTTTTAAATCTGCTAAAGGTATTTATTTACTTTCTAGATCATTAGGGTTAGAATATATAGGCGCACCAGTAGATGATTTTAATCATTTAACTATTACAAAAGCGGATATGGTAGCTAAAAGTGATGAAGTAAGGTTTTTAACCTCTGATGGAGTTTGTTTAGTTTATAATTATTTTAGAGGATTATGGACTACTTTTTCTAACCATAGAGGATTAGGGGCTGCAGTTATTAATAATTTATATTATTATATAAACAGTGAAGGAGCTTCTACTAGATTATATAAACAAAATTATTCTAAATATGATGACGCAGGAACAGCTATAAATTTAGTATTGGAAACAGGATGGATGAATCCTATAGCTGCACAAAATTCTATACGAGTTTATAGGATGTTAATTTTAGGACAATATTTTTCTCCTCATAGAGTAAAAGTTAGTGTAGCTTATGACTATGATGATACTTATGTAGATAGTTCACTTATAGATGTTACATCTTATACTGAAAGTTATGAATATGGTTTTCCTGGAGTAGATTTAGGTTCAACTGGTCTAACTGAAGGATATTATGGAGACCCTGGTGGAACTACTGGAG